CGATGAACCTGGTGGCCGATGACAAGGCAGGGGTGAAGGTCGATCCGGTCAAGCTGGAGCTGGCGAAACGCCTCCTCGGTCTGCCGTACGCGCCCGCGCGCATTTGTGCGGAGGAAGCATGAGCGCCGACCACGATCTGCGCTCGCGCGCCTGGCGCTGGGTGGTGTTGCTCGCTGTCGTCTTCTGGGGTGGTATCGCTCTGCTCGCCAGGAGTTGCACATGATCCGCATCAGCCTGCTCGGTTCGCCCGCGCCGCAAGGCTCGAAGAAGTTCGTCGGCACCACGGGAACCGGGCGCGGTCTGATGGTCGAGTCGAGCAAGAAGGTGAGGCCGTGGCGCCAGGACGTGAAGGCAGCGGCTGAGCTGGTGATGGCTGGTCGCGCGCCGTTGGATGGGCCGCTGATCGCGGTGATGACGTTCACGCTGCCCAAGCCCACCAGCGCGCCGAAGACGCGCCGCACGTGGCCCTGCCGCAAGCCTGATGCGTCGAAGCTCGCACGCAGCACCGAGGATGCGCTGACCGATGCTGGCGTGTGGACAGACGATGCACGCGTGGTCACGCTGATCTCGCGCAAGGTCTACCCGAATGAAGGGCCGAGCGCGCTGCAGTCACCAGGGGCCGTGATCGAGATCTACGTCGTCAACGAGGCCGAGGTGATGGTGCAGCTGGCCTCGCAGATCCAGGAGGCGGCGTGATGCTGATCTGCAAACCCAAGGGCCGCGGCAACTGGAAGCCGATCACCGTCCACGTCGACGGCGCTCGCGCAACGCTGCCGATGTTCGTGCGCGTCGGTGAGCTGCTCACGCTGGGCGGCGTGGTGTGGCGGATATGCGAGGTGCGGCCGTGAGCTGGGTGTCCATCGCCTGCGCTGCGGCCGCGCTGACGGTGCAGCACCAGCCGCAGAAGCCGGTACCGCAGCAAGCCGCGCCGGCGCCGAACTGCGTCAACTGCGGCGCAGCCGACGAAGGGCACACGGTGTGCAGCTACTGCAAGACCCGCATGCGCATGGGCGCCGATGAGGCGATCGAGCGGCTGCGCGCGGCGAAGGCATCGGTCGTCGACGACAGCCAACCGGAGTGGTCGTCCAAGGGTCTGCGCGAGACGATGGTCACCGCGTTGGTGATGCCTGAGCTGGTGAAGGCGATCCAGACCGGCGCGCCGACACCGCTCAGCGATGCGTTCTCGTTGGAGCGCGGTGGGGACTTTGCAGGCGGTGGTGCCTCGGGAGAGTTTTGATGAAGATGATCTGCACCGCCTGCCAGTCCACCGGTATCGGCAACGGCATGCGCGCCAAGTTCGGCGAGCTGCTCAACCTCTGCACGACATGCGACGGGCACGGCACCATCGACCTCGCGCAGACCGAGCGACCCTTCATCGCGATCTGGGCTGTGAGCGCGCGGTACGTGGTGCACATGCGCGTGCCCCGGCGCAAGGGCGGGTTCGTCGAGCTGGACGTCGAGTGGTCGCCGCGGTTGCCGCCCAAGCGCGGCCGCGGCGCGCTGACGGCGCAGGAGCAGCGCGCCTACGAGGCTGGCCGCAATCAGGCCCTGGCGGTGCACATGGACCAGATGGGCGGCGGCGACTTCTCGGTCGTGAAGGCAGGAGATCGGCAATGAAGGCGACGTGTGAGAACCGACTCGTGGTCAACGGGGACCCGTACGTGCGCACTTGGCAAAGTGGCGGCGGCATCAAGCCATGCGGACGCGGGGCCAAAGTGGTGCGCCGAGGGCTGTCGCTGTGCTCGTATTGCGACGGTCGACTCTGCTTGTCGTTGCTCGCATCGACGCAGACGGAAGCTCAGTTGCGTGCAAGGTACGCGCAGCGCGTCACCTACATTGCCCACCCATTGCGGCGGCCAGCAAAGGGAAAGCCGCACTACGTGTTGGCGATTGCGAGCATGCTGCCATGAGAGTCGACTGGTCCAAGCTCCTCGGCGACATCGCCTACCTGCTCGGCGAACCCGACACGGTCAACCCGGGCATGCGCGTCGCGTGCAGCCAGGAGAAGCTCGCCGACGGCCTGGGCGTCTCGCGCGGGACGATGCGCGGATGGATGGAGGGCTCGCGCCCGAAGCACGACGAGGGCGAGCGTCTCATCGCGTACTGGTGCCGGCTCACCGGCAAGACGCGCACCTTCGTGCCGCTGGAGCGCCAGTCCTTCTCGGCGTCGAAGGTCCGCTAGCCGGGCTGGAATCCGCCGGGTGACGCGGCCGACACTGCCGCGCACCGTCCCCGCTTCAAACCCCACAGGAGTACCGCCATGTCGCGATCGACTTCCAAGCCTGCCCAGATCCCGGGCGCCCCCGCAACCGACTCCGACGCGGCCGACACTGCCGCGCAAGCTGGCGCAGGCGAGGGCGGCCAGGGCGTCGGCAATGCCGACCTCAACGAAGGCACCGGCGAGACCGTCTTCACGACCGCCAAGCCGCGCCGCGCCACGCACGAGGAGAAGGACGCCCGCATCGCCGAGCTCGAAGCCAAGCTGGCCGAGGCGCAGCGCCTGCCGCAGGTCGTATACGAGCCGACGACCCCGCACGGCGCGGCCGCGCTCGCAGCCAGCGACACCGCCGGCATGACGGTCAAGCAGGTGATGGCCGCAATCGACGCCGGCCAACTGCGCGAGCCGCTGAGCAGCTACCTCTGCGCCGACGGCTACTACGCTCGCCGCAGCTGACGCCATGTTCGGGATCGCGTGCGGACCGTACCTGCCGGTGGAGGATCTCCAGCCGTCGGGTCGCCGCGCGCAGATCGACCGGCTCGAAGCGGAGATGCGCGAGCTGCCCCAGCTCGAGATCCGCACGACCAACACGTTCGGGCCCGGCTTCTACGTCCGCACGATCGAGGCGCCCGCCGGCGCCGTCATCGTCGGCAAGGTGCACGCGACCGAGCACGTGTTCGCGCTCACCAAGGGCACGCTGCGCATCGTCACCGAGGACGGTGAGGCCGAGATCTCGGCGCCCTTCCAGCAGGTGTGCCGGCCAGGCCTGAAGCGCGCCGGCGTCGCGATCAGCGACATCGAGTGCTCGAACCTGCACATCACGAACGAGACCGACCTGGTCAAGCTCGAGGCGATGCTGATCGAGCCACCGCCACTGCTCGAAGGGAGCGCGTCATGAGCTGGGTTGCCGTCGTCGTGGGTGCTGCCGTTGTCGGAGCTGGCGCGTACAGCGCCGACTCGAACCGCAAGAGCCTGCACCAGCAGCAGGACGCGCTGAAGGCCTCCGAGGAGGAGGACACGCGCAAGGCGGCCGAGGCCGAGACGAATGCGCAGGTCGCTGCGAACGCGCAGCTCGCCGACTCCAAGCGTCGCCGGCGCTCGTCGAGCTTGCTGGCCAGCGGCGATCCGTCGAACGACACGCTCGGTGGTGCCGGCTCGGTGCTCGCCGGCGGCAGCGGCCCGTCGGCCAGCGCGCCATCGGCCACGCGCTCCGCGTACTACGGCAGCCCGAGCGCGAGCTACGGCGGCACTGCGCTCGGCGCCGGTGCGCCGGCTTCGGCGCAACGGCCGGGCACTCCGGCTGGCGCTCAGAAGCGCGGCAACGCTTACGCGCTCGAGGCCTGACTCGTGGCCAACGTCGAAGCGCTGGTCAAGCGCCTTGCCCGCCTGAAGACCCTCCGTCAACCGCATGAGCCGGTGTGGCTCGACTGCTTCGACCACTCGTTTCCGATCCGCGGTTCGGGCCTTCTCGGCGGCATGCCGCTGGACGCCCAGCAGGCCATGGACCGCAAGGCGCGGCTGCTGCATAGCGCGGCCACCGACTCGGGCCGCACGCTCGCCGCGGCCGTCGTCTCCGGCGCAACGCCGTCGAGTTCGGTGTGGGCGCTGCTCGATGTGAGCGGTGCGGATGCCGAAGGGAAGCGCTGGCTCGACGAGAAGGGCAAGCAGCTGCACGAGGAGATCCACGCGTCGACGTTCGATGCCGCGGCCTTCGAGTGCGCACTCGACCTGGTTGCGGCCGGCTGGTTCGCGCTGTACATCGACACCGACCGCGACGCGGGCGGCTTCGCGTTCACGCAGTGGTCGATCGCGTCGGTGTTCGCCTCGACGACGAAGGCCGGCGGCGCCGTCGACACGGTGTTCCGCTCGTACTCGCTGACCGCGCTGCAGTGCGTGACCGAGTTCGGCTTCGACAAGTGTTCGGCCGACGTGCAGGCGAAGTCGGTCGCGGATCCCGACTGCCAGATCGCGCTGTGCCACGCGATCTACCCGCGCACGACGTACCTCATCGGCGCGCGCATGGCAAAGAACCTGCCGATCGCGTCGTGCCACTTCGAGCTCGACACGCAGCACGAGCTGCGCGAGTCGGGCTACCACGAGATGCCGGTGATCGTGCCGCGCTGGTCTGTGATCCCCGACAGCGTGTACGCGATCGGCCCGATGTTCGATGCCCTGCCGGACGCGCGCGAGTTGAACGCGTTCCTCGGCATGGACAAGATGAACGCCGAGCTGGCGATCGCCGGCATGTGGATCGCCGAAGACGACGGCGTGCTCAACCCGCGCACGGTCAAGGTCGGCGCGCGCAAGGTGATCGTCGCAAACAGCGTCGAGTCCATGAAGCAGCTCAGCGCTGGCGGCGACTGGCAGCTCGCCGATGCCCGCATCGCGCAGTACCACGCGTCGATCCGTCGCATCCTGATGGCCGACCAGCTGCAGCCGCAGGACGGCCCGGCCATGACCGCCACCGAGGTGCACGTGCGCGTCGGCCTGATCCGTCAGCTGCTGGGCCCGATCTATGGTCGCCTGCAGGCCGAGTACCTGGCGCCGATGGTCGAGCGCTGCTTCGGCCTGATGTACCGCGCCGGCATCTTCGGCGAGGCCCCGCAGTCGCTTGGCGGCCAGAACCTGAAGGTCAAGTACAACAATCCGCTGGCCCGGGCCCAGAAGATGGAAGACGTGTCCGCGATCGAGCGGCTCAACGGCAACCTCGAAGGCTTGGCGAACCTGGGTCAGACCATCCCGGCCGCGGCTGCCGCGCTCGACGTGATCGACTTCGACGCGAATGTGCGCACCCTGGTCGAAGGTCTTGGCGTGCCGCTGAAGAACGTGCGCGACCCCGACCAGCTCGCGCAGTTCCGCGCCGAGCGCGCCCAGCAGCAGGCCGCGGCGCAGAAGGGCGCGCAAGCGCAGGAAATGCAAACCATGGCCGCCGACGCTGCGATGCAGCGCTCGGTGAAGGCCGCCTGATCAACCCACCTCGAGGAGCTTCACCATGCCCGGCCCAATCGCACAAGGCACGCTCACCAGCGGCGGCGTCGCCACCGCTGGCAACGCAAGCGACACGATGATCGTACCCACCGGCATGACGCAGATGCGGCTCACGCTCACCGGCCTTGACGGCTCGAACACCGTCAAGACGCAGAAGCGCACCGCGCCCAGCGGCGCGTTCGTCGACCAGACCACCTACAACTCCGACCAATCGAACGTCGGCGTCGCGGTGGCCGCGGGCGAAGAGTGGCGCGTGATCGACATCACGCACCAGGCGACGAAGGACATTCGCTACAAGCTGTCCTGCGAGAACTGAGGTGCCCCGCGAGCGCAAGGCAGACCCGGCGATGTACGCCCGGGTCTTCGAAGGCCATCACGAGGGTGCGCTGATCCTCGAAGACCTGACCGGCCGCTTCGGCGGCGCGCTGTTCGTGAAGGGCGGCGAAGAGGGCCGGCGGCAGACCGACTTCAACCTGGGCCGCAGATCGTTGCTCGACTTCATCGTCGGGATGATCAACCTGGCCAACAACGTCGAACCGCCCGACGACGATTCCCAAGATAACACCCCGGCCGCCTGACGCGGCCTTTTTTCCCACAGGAGCGAGTGATGTTCAAACGGAGGTTTCATGTTTTCCAAGCTGAAGCAGGTGCTGAAGGTGCGGGCGGCGGCGCGGCTGGCGAAGGACAGGGCGGATCAGCGCCTGGTGGCGGTGCTGCTGCGCCAGGTGCAGGCGGCGGCAACGGTGCGCCAGCTGGCGCTGCTCCAGGCGCTGGCAGCGCGCTTGCTGCCGGTGCGCCTGCGCCGGGTACTCCGCCTGGCGGTGCGGGCGCAGGTGCTGGCACTCCCGGCGCCTCTGCCGGTGCACCAGCCACGCCAGGGCCGAACGACTGGATCCCGGAAAAGCACCGGGTCGTCAAAGCGGACGGGACGTTCGACCTCGAAGCGTCGGCGCGCAAGGTAGCCGAGGCGCACGGCCACCTCGAGAAGCGACTGGGCAGCGGCGATGCGCCGCCGGCGACGGCCGAGGGCTACAAGGTCAACGTGCCGGCCGCGCTGGCCGAGAAGATCAAGGGCGACGAGCTCGCGAAGAGCGACGACTTCAAGGGCTTCCTCGGCAAGCTGCACGCCGCGGGCGCGTCGCAGAAGGTCGTCGACACGGCTGTGGCCGAGCTGCTCGAGCGTGGCATGCGCATGCAGAACACCATGCCGGTGATGGCTGCGGCTGAAGCCGAGGCGGCACTTCGCACGCGCTGGAAGGCTGACGGTGAGGAGCGCGCCAGCGACGCGGTCTACACCCAGCGCGTGCAGCGCGCCTTCCAGGCCGGCAAGGCCTACGCCGGCGAAGACTTCGAAGGCATCCTGAAGGACTACGGCAACGATCCGCGCATCGTGAGCATGCTCGCAAACGTCGGTGCCGAGCTGCAGGAAGACCACCAGCCGTCGCCCGAAGCGCAGGCCCAGCTGCAGGAGAACCTCGACACGCTGATGGCGTCGAAGGCGTACCTCAACGATCGCGACCCGCAGCACGCGGCCGTGTTCGCCAAGGTCACTGCACTGCAGGAAAAGCTGGTCGGCAAGAAGGAGGTCGCCACAGGCAGGACGATGTCGTTCAAGTCCGGCTGAGCGCCGGTCGTCAGGCTGGCTGGATTCCGCCGGGGGTGCTCGCACACCATCGCGTCCAGCCGGCCTGCTGTGGCAAGTGGACACCCGGTTTAGACCCAGCCCGCGAGGGCGCACGGAAGCCGGTGCGCACCGCGAAGCTCAGGCCCACGTGAGTGGACACCCTGAAAGGCGAACACGAGTTCAACTTTCAGGAGCAAGCGATGAGCTTCCAGATCCCCGAGAACATGGTGCAGCAGTACGGGAACAACTTCCGCGTGCTGTACCAGCAAAAGCAATCCCGGCTGCGCCCGTGGTGCCAGATCGAGTCCGGCATCGTCGGTCAGTCGAAGTCCGTCGAGCGCATGGGCGCGGCCGAGGCCTACGACATCACGTCGCGCCACGCCGACACCAAGTTCGTCGAAGTGCCGCACTCGCGTCGCTGGATCGACCTGGCTGACAAGGGCTGGGCCGAGCTGATCGACAAGCTCGACAAGGTGCGCCTGCTGGCCGACCCGACGAACGGCTACGCGATGCTCGCGAACGCCGCGCTCAACCGCAAGATCGACGATGCGATCCTGACCGCTGCCCGCGGTAACGCGCGCACCAATGCCGGCCTGTCGGTCCTGCCGAGCACGCAGAAGATCGCGGTCGGCGGCACCAACCTGACGCTGGCCAAGCTGCTGACGGCGAAGGAAATCCTCGACACGAACGAGGTCGACGACGACGCGTCCATGCAGATGGACGGCCAGTCGCCGAGCGAGCAGGCCGCGCGCGTCATGACGGTCAACGCCAAGATGCTGACCAACTTGTACGGCACGACCGAAATCAAGTCGGTGGACTACAACTCGGTGAAGGCGCTGGCGCAGGGCCAGATCGACACCTTCCTCGGGTTCAAGTTCGTGCGCACCGAGCGCGTCGCGAAGGACGCCACCGCCACGACCGGCTACGCGACCGCCTGGTCGCGCTCGTGCGTCGCCCTGGGCATCGGCCAGGAAATCAGCACCTCGGTCGACAAGCGTCCCGACAAGAACAACGCCTGGCAGGTCTTCGCGGACATGTCGATCGGCGCTGCTCGGCTCGAGGACGAAGGCGTCGTCGAGATCGCCTGCGCCTAAGCGGCCACATCACCAGGAGAAATCAACATGGCTACCTTCTACTCCGCCGAGCAGACGATCATCAGCGGCCCGGCGTTCGGCGCGCCGCCCTCGACTCGCGTCAAGGTCAACAAGCTCAACGCACGCGTGCGCTACTTCGAGTCGCTGTTCGTGGCGCCTCCGAGCGGTGCCGCGCCGGCGATCGCCGACAAGATCGTCTGGGGCAAGCTGCCGCTCGGCGCTCGGTTCCTCGGTCACCTGTCGAAGCTGTACTGGAACACTGGCACGGCCTCGTGCACGTTGAACCTCGGCGACAACATCGTGCCGGCCCGCCACCTGGCGGCCACCGCGATCACGGCGACCGGCGGTGCGGTGCCCGAGGCCTCGGCGCTGATCAACACCGGCGTGGGCGACATCACCACCGGCTCGAACCAGATCACGAATCTGAAGTCGGTCGGTGCGTTCCAGGTGGGCTTCAACATCGCCGGTACCGGCATCCCGTTGGGCGCGGTGATCACTGCCATCGATCGCAACAGCAAGAGCTGCTGGATCTCGTCGAACGCCACCGCGACGACGGCGTCGCTGGCGATCACGACCAACGGCGGCGCCTACGAGGCGACCGACGACAGCAACAGTGTCGCCAACGCGTTCGCAAGCACCACCGACGACGCGACGCTCGTCTCGGTCGTGGCTGGTGCCCAGGTGGCGAACAACCAGGTGATCGTGCTCAAGGGCGCCTACGCGCAGGACTGATGTCTCCTCACGCGCCTGCCCCGGCGCGTGCTTGATCAGGGGGGAGCTTTCGGGCTTCCCCCTTTTTTCTTTGAAGGGTCGCAGCGATGTCAGTCAGCCCCGTCACCATCTGCTCCAACGCACTGCTGATGCTCGGCGCGCAGCCGATCAACGACTTCAACGAAGACAGCGATCGCGCGCGTCTCGCGTCGAACCTCTATGAGCCGGTGCGCAACTATGTCCTGCGCCGCCACCCGTGGAACTGCGCGATCAAGCGCGTGGCGCTCGCGCCCGATGTCGCGACGCCGGTCTCGGACTGGGCCTATCAGTACACGCTGCCGAGCGACTACATGCGCACGCTGGCCGTGGGCGAGGCCGGCTGCGAGATCGAGTTCAAGATCGAGAGCGGCAAGCTGCTCTGCGACGACAACCCGTGCCTGCTGCGCTACGTGTGGCGCAACGAGAACCCGGCCACGTGGGATGACATGCTGGTGTGGGGCGTCACGGTCAGCATGAAGGCGGTGTTTGCCTACCCGATCACCCAGTCGGCCAGCCTCGAGCAGCTGGTCGAGGACGCGTTGAAGGACGTGCTCAAGCAGGCGCGCGCCGTCGACGGCATGGATGACACGCCCGAGACGTTCGGCGACTCGCCGCTGCTCAACGCCCGGTTCGGCGGCTGGTCTGGTGGTTGGAGGCGCTGAGCCATGCCGCGCGTCAGCATCCAGCAGAACAACTTCACCGCGGGCGAGATCAGCCCGCGCCTGGCCGGCCGCACCGACATCGACCGCTACGGCAACGCCGCGCGCTCGCTGGTCAACGCCTACCCGGTGATCCACGGCGGCGCCAAGCGCCGCGGCGGCACGCGGTACAACGCCACGACCAAGACCAGCGCCAAGCGCTCGCGGCTCATCCCGTTCGTCTTCAGCCGGGACAAGTCCTACATGCTGGAGTTCGGCGACCTCTACCTGCGGGTGTTCCCGGCAGGCGGTGGCGCCCAGCTCGCCGAGGTCGTGACCCAGTACACCGAGGCGATGCTGGCCGACGTCGACTACGTGCAGGGCGCGGACACCATGTTCGTCGCGCACCCGTCGGTGCCGATCCAGCGGCTGCGCCGCTTCTCGGACGCTGCGTGGGATCTGTCGGCCGCGCCCTTCACGACAACGCCGTTCGACGAACAGGGCCACGCGCCGGCGACCACGCTCACGCTCTCGCTGGCCACCGTCGGCGCAGGGCGCACCGCGACGGCCGGCGCTGCATCGTTCCTGCCCAGCGATGTCGGCCGCAGCCTGGTCAGCGGGTCCGGCCTGGCCACCGTCGTCGGCTACACGTCGACCACCGTCGTCACCGTCGACATCACGATCGCATTCGCCGGCACCGCGATCGCCTCCGGCGCATGGTCGCTCGACGTGTCGCCCCAGGCCATCGTTGCGCCGTCGGCGAAAGACCCGGTCGCGTCCAGCATCACGCTCACCGGCGCACTCTCGCGAGCGGCAACGCTCACCCTGGCTGCGAAGACCGGGACCGGCATCATCGCCACCGCCTCGGCGTCGGTATTCACGGCCGGCGATGTCGGCAAGAAGCTCTACGCTGACAGCGGCGTCGCCACGATCACGGCCCAGGGCGGCACAACCATCACGCTCACCATCACTTCCGACTTTGCGAGCACCTTCTATGCGTCGGGCGGCTACGGCCTCACCGACAGCGCGTGGCGCGCCGAGGACGTGGGGAAGTTCGTGCGCATCAATGGCGGGCTGGTCAGGATCACGACCTTCACCTCGGCCTCGGTGGTCTCAGCCACGATCCTCACCGCGCTGACCAGCGTCGTTGCCTCGCCGCCGCTGGCTTGGTCGCTCGAGGCGTCGGTCTGGTCGGCGGCCAACGGCTACCCGCGCACCGTGTCGCTGCACGAGCAGCGCCTGATCGCGGCCGGCAGCACGAAGTACCCGCAGACGATCTGGGGCAGCCGCATCGGCGAGTACCTCGACTTCACCAAGGGCACGAACGACG